CACTGCGCGTCGCACAGTTACCAAGGTCAACGATGCCAACACTGCTTGGTACGCACAGGAGCCACACTGGATCCTGATTGAAGACCTGTTGTCTGGCACCTACGGTATGCGGCGTAAACATCGCCGTTACCTGCCGCAAGAACCACGCGAGCTAGATGAAAGCTACGACAACAGACTGGCACGTTCAGTATGCCCGCCTTATTACCAGCGTCTAGAGCGAATGCTGGCTGGCATGTTGACCCGCAAACCAGTCAGGTTAAACGATGTACCCGACATCGTGCGAGAGCAGCTTTTTGATGTCAACTTGTTAGGCGATGACCTTAACGTCTGGACCTATGAAACTGCACGAAAAATGGTGCGTTATGGGCACGTTGGTGTGCTTGTGGATGCTCCTGCTGCTGGTCAAAATGGAAGACCGTATTGGGTCAGTTATACTCCGCGTGAAATTTTAGGCTGGCGTTTTGAGCTAGTAGATGGCGCCCAAGAACTTACTCAATTACGCCTGCTAGAAAAAGTAATTGTAAACGATGGCGAATACGGCGAAAAAGAAGTTGAACAAGTTAGAGTATTGACGCCCGGTGCTTTTGAATTGCATCGCCGTGATGAAAAGTCTGGCGACTTTCAAATCTTTGATAGTGGCAGCACTACATTAAATAAAATTCCGTTCAGCGTTGCTTACGCTAATCGTGTCAACTTTATGGAATCGCGTCCGCCGATGGAAGACATCGCGGAACTAAACCTAAAGGCGTATCAAGTGCAATCTGATCTGGACAATCAGCTTCATATCTGTGCGGTGCCGATGCTGGCATTTTTTGGTTTCCCATCGTCAGCGGAAGAAGTATCTGCTGGTCCTGGTGAGGCTATTGCATTTCCGGCAGAAGGCAAAGCAGAATACATTGAACCAAGTGGCAATAGCTTTGACTCGCAATTCCGCAGGTTGGAGCAGATTGCATTACAAATTAACGAGCTAGGTCTATCTGCTGTTTTAGGTCAAAAGCTATCCGCAGAAACTGCAGAAGCAAAGCGTATCGACCGCAGTCAAGGTGATAGCACCATGATGGTCATCGCTCAAAACATGCAAGACTTGATCGATAACTGTTTGACCTACCACGCTGAGTATCTAAACATCCCACAAGCTGGTAGCAGCTACGTTAACCGCGACTTCCTTGGCGCACGTCTTGAACCACAGGAGATTCAATCACTGTTGCAGCTTTACACCGCTGGCACCATCACTCAAGAAACGCTACTGCAAAACCTTGCCGATGGCGAAGTATTGGGCGACGACTTTGATGTAGAAGAAGAGTTAGAGGCTACTCAAGCTGGCGGCATGATCGAAATGGCACAACCTGAACCGCGTGTCATACAGCAAATGCCAGAAGAGTCACCGGACATTGAAGACACAGAACAAATTCCGGCATCATGAGCTGGCTATGGAGGTTAGCTATGGAAGCCAGGAAACCACGCAGGCAGCAGCTTGTCTGCGTTAAAGGCCAGATGAAACCTCACATCTTTGCCATTATCAGATTGAGCTGGTATCGAAACGGTAGGCTTTATACCGTTGAAGAAATGAACGTAGAAAATGGTACTGATGAAACACCAGAAGCAGTCATAATGCTGATCAAAGAAGCGTTGCGTTCTGGCGCTGATGTAACCATGCAAACTGCGTGTAAGCCACAAGATTTAGGTATTGAATAATGGCAACGCCATCAGTTCTATACCGTAATGCGATTGACCTTAACCGCTACAGCAATAGCGTTGCACGTAGGCTAATCAATGCTTACAACGACATTATTGTTGATGCTGTCAATCAACTGCGTGTTATTGATGAAGCTGCTGCACCTGTCAAGGCTGCCAGACTGCGTGCCATCTTGGCTCAGTTAAAAGCAAGCCTTGCTACATGGGCTGGTGATAGCACTGAGCTGACAGCACTAGAACTGCAGGGTTTAGCGCAGTTGCAATCTGAATTTGTGACTGAACAGTTAGCACGGGCATTGCCACCAGGAATGCGTTCTGCTGTAAACACAGTTGAGATTTCACCGCAGTTTGCGCAGTCAGTCGTTACAACTGATCCAACGCAAATCAATGTTGTCACGTTAAGCGATGATTTGGTGGCTGCTGTGCAAGGCGCACCGCAAACATTTAGCCTCACTGCAGCAAAGGGTGCAACCATCACGTTGCCTAATGGTCAGGTTGTTGAAAAAGCATTTCGCGGAATCGCTGAATCGCAAGCTGAACGGTTCAGCCAAGTGGTTCGCAATGGGTTATTGACCGGTGAAACGACACCACAAATTGCAAAGCGATTGATTGGTACGCTTCAATTTGGGGAAGATCGCACTATTAAACAGGCAATCGCAGCAGGCGGCGAGCTAACTACAATCCCGGATAATCAAGTAATGGCGTTGGTGCGTACCAGCATTAACCAAGTAGCCAACTCCGCCAGCCAACAAGTTTACGAGGCAAATCAAGACATAACAAAAAAGTACCGTTACGTCGCAACGTTAGACACCAGAACTAGCGCGATCTGTGCAGCGTTAGACGGACGTGAGTTTGAATATGGCAAAGGTCCAATGCCACCGCAGCACTTCAACTGCAGATCAACCACAGTCCCAATTATTGATCCTGACATCCTGCCACCGTCTACAACAGCAACACGCGCCAGTCAAGATGGGCAAGTGCCGATCAACATGAGCTACGGCGAGTGGCTAGCCAAGCAACCTAAATCTGTTCAAGCTGAAGTCCTAGGCGCTGGCAAGGTGCCGTACTTCAATAAGCTTGCCGAAAAATACGGTCCTAAAAATGCCGTCGCCAAACTCGTGCGCGATGATGGATCTGAACTAACCTTGGACCAACTTCGCAGTCGGTATGGAACTCCCAAGCCTTAGGCACTTCCGCAACGAAGGCATTTACTTTATTAGCTCTGATCCAGTCGAAGCATTGATTGGTGAAGCATGGGTGCCAGCTATCTACACCGACAAAGGCTGGGCTACTGCAGACGGATCTACACTGCTTTCATCCGTTGAGGATTGGCGTTATGCCGTTGAAGAAAGGCAAGAGCAAGGAAGTGATCTCGGAGAACATCCGCAGGGAAATCAAAGCAGGCAAACCAAGAAAGCAAGCGGTAGCAATCGCGTACGCAAAAGCCGGAAAATCTCGCAAACGGAAGGCTAAATAAATGACAATCGGTATCGGCTCGCGTGTTGCTTGGACTTATCAAGGATCACGTACATTTGGCACTGTGACTGGTGTTGCCAAAAAACGCGCCACCATCAGCACCCAATCTGGTGGGCAAGTAGTGCGCATTGCTCAGCCTGGTGATCCTGTGCTTGAAATTAAGTCTGAATCAACCGGCAACAAGGTACTAAAGCTAAGGTCTGAGCTGAAAGAAGCGCCATTGAAACGATGAAAGGCAGGATTTGGGAAGGCAACTGCATCTACCTCAAATGCACTGATGGCATCATTGAGGGCAGATTTGTCTTCCCATGTCCTGCTGATCCGCAAATTCTTGGCGCTTTGATGGGCAGGTTGGCCGAAGGCATTGAAGTTATTACCTGCACCGATGACGAAGATGATGAGTAGGTGATAACCTTCAGTTGCACTTAACCCTGCGGGTTATTCATGTCTGAAGAAAACCAAGCTGTAGAGCCTGCGGCTCCTACGGTTGATGCTGATGCGTTGCAGCGCAGCGTTGAAGCTCTAGAGCGTAAAAACAAAGAACTGATAGCTGAGCTTCGTTCAGCCAAAAAAGCACCTGCTTTGCCAGATGGTGTCAATGTCGAAGAACTACTGGAGTTCAAGCGACGCGCCGAACAAACCGAACTTGAATCCCAAGGCAAATACACCGAAGCCCGTCAAGCTCTGGAGCAGCAATTCCGTGAGGCGACGGCGCAAAAGGACCAGCGCATTGCCGAACTTGAATCCCGAGTGCGGGAACTTGAACTGCTTACACCAGCAGTCAGCGCATTAGCTGACATCGTGCATGATCCAGACTTGGTGCTTAAAACCAAGCTGAACGCAGATCAGATCGAGCGCGAAGCCGATGGCACTGTCGTTGTCGTCGATGGCTATCAACGCACACCGGTAAGCGAATGGGCAAAGCAAACACTGCCAGCTTGGATGCAAAAGCAGCCCAAACCACAAGGCAGTGGCGCACCTTCTGGTCGTAGCAGTGGTGAAATTCCAGCGGGCATCAAAAATCCGTTTGCGCCCGAATCCTTCAATCTCACAGAACAATCACGTTTATTCCGTACCGACCGTGATTTATACGATAGGTTAAAAGCAGCAGCGGGGCGTTAAACTAAAACGTAACCGGCTGCGCTGGTATTTAGGGCTGCGCCCGACACCGTAAACCAATCTTGAGGATTAGTCATGGCGACTCTTCGCTCTGACATCATCATCCCCGAGGTATTTACGCCTTACGTCATTGAGCAAACCACTCAGCGTGATGCCTTCTTGGCTTCCGGTGTGGTGCAGCCTATGGCGGAGCTAAATGCCACCGAGGGCGGTGATTTCATCAACGTTCCTTTCTGGAAAGCAAATCTTTCCGGTGATTTTGAGGTGCTGTCTGATAGCACCAGCTTGACCCCTGGCAAAATCACTGCTGACAAGCAAGTCGGCGTGATCCTGCATCGTGGTCGCGCTTTTGAGGCTCGTGATCTTGCTGCACTTGCTGCAGGTTCTGATCCCATGGCTGCCATTGGCGCCAAGATCGCTGATTACGTTGCTAACCAGCGTCAAAAGGATCTGCTGTCCTGTCTGCAGGGTGTGTTCGGTTCGCTGAACGCCAATACCAACAGCTCGGCTTTCTTCGATCTTTGCATCGATTCCGAGTCTGCTGATACCCCGACTGCACTTAGCCCACGTCACGTCGCTGAAGCCCGCGCCATTCTTGGCGATCAAGGCGATAAGCTGGCTGCCGTGTGTATGCACTCCAAGGTTTATTACGATCTTGTTGAGCGTCGCGCAGTCGATTTCGTTCTCGCATCGGATCTGTCTGGTGGTGGGGCTACTGCTTCTGGCGGTACTATTGCTCCTGCTTACGGCAATCCCTCGGTGCCGACCTATATGGGTCTGCGCGTGATTGTTTCAGACGATGTGCCTACTACCGGTTCTGGTAGCAGCACTGAGTATGGAACTTTCTTCTTTACCAGTGGTGCAGTTGCTAGCGGCGAACAGCTTGCTATGCAAACTGAAACTGATCGTGACATCCTCGCCAAGAGCGATGCCATGTC